ACAAATTACTGTTGGCAACACCAACCGTTTTCCTCATTTTTACAGATTCATCTTCTGTGGCGCGAGTTTTCTGCTCTATATTTACGCCAACGAGTCCTCCATTACTCCAGACCGCAATTATTTTCCCTGTGGCTTTTGTCTTCCGCATCGTTTCAGCCCACTCGTTAAGGTCTGTTGGCAATTCCGCGCTCCCCTCTGTGAGCAGGAAATCTTTCTGTACTTTTAGTTTGTTTGTCATTCCCTCTCCTTATTTCTTTTGAGATGTTACTTACGAAGTCTTCACCGTTGTCCTTGCGTCCCCGCCCGCTCCGCCCTTTTGGGAGATTTTAGGACTCTTGGAATTTGAGGGAGGACGGCCACCGGGATGTAATCCTCCGCCTCCACCCTTACCGCCTCCACCACCCTTCCCTCCGCCTTCCTCTGGCGGTTGCAGACCGAGTTTCTTCATTTCCTCTTGCGCCATTGCCATGCCAATCAGCTTGGCCTTGGTCAACTCTGTTTGCTCCTTGAAATACTTCTTCATCTCGTCCTTGGGATTGGCAATGTCCAATTTTTCAAACGTAGTTTCCCACGAGACCGGGCAATCTGGAGTTCTCTTTAGCTGCAGCCACTTCAGTTGCTCCTGCATCTGTGTGATCTTGAGTAACGTGCTAGGTATAGAAATCAAACGCAGATTCCTGACGAAGTGTTTTGCCCTAGCAAGTCTGTCGTACATCGACGGGGATGTTGGATAAATCTTCCCATCTGTCAATTCGTCCGGTAAATGACTTGGAACCATATCGTCAGGATTGTAGTCGAACATCTCCTTAGCGATGCCGTCAGGTCCAACATATTCAATAAGCCTTGCCGCGTCGAACCATTGAGGGATAAGAAATTTCATCCTCTCACCCAGCTTCTTGTTTGCCCTTTCGATCCTCATCGCAATTCCTCTGGCGACAGGACCGATGGCCCCCACTTCCTTGTCTGCTGTGTCGTTAGCGAGATTCAACTTCATGTTGGCCAAGTTGCCAACATCGTTTAGCCCTAATTGAGCAAGCAATTTCTCTGAAAGGTACTTCAGCCAAGTGAAGTCGATAGTATCAACTGTCACCGACTCTGGGAGAAGTGATTGGAATGCCTTTGTCGGTTCCTGACCGCCTGCTAAGCCGAGACGAACATCTTCCTCGAAAATATCGAAGTGCTCAATCTTCTCTCCGCCATTGGTATCCAGATCGTAGCCCATTGGCGGATTCTTCTTGGCCGTCATAGTCTGATCGACCTTGCGCTCATGCTTCCTGATCGTCGTTTGGATTGAAGCTACATCCCCGACTAACGATCTGCCGCTTGGCTCCCACGCAACATCGTCAACCGTATATTGGATGACTGGAATCTTTGGGTCCCAGTCGAATGAGGTGCCGTCGTACATCACCTTGTCGAGTCCCGAAGACGTAATGATGAGCCGAAGGTTTGGATAGATGCGGCAGTCCTCAACCATGGCGGGGCGGAAGTAAGGCTCACCATTCCTCATCCCTCCAAAGATTTCCTGCCCCAAGAAAGGAACCTTGTAAAACCAAGTGGTTCCTTCGTCTCCCATCTTCATCTCAAGACCCGTCGTATTGATTCGTAAGTCCCTAATGAATGTGTATCTTATCTCTGTGTATAGATTACCGAAGCTCCTGCTCTGCTGTTCGCCAACTTGCCCATAACGAAACGTTGCCGCAAAGTCCTGACGTTGAGCCTGAATCAGAGATTTGTAATTGTTTCTTCCGACCGTTTGAAGCTGACCGTAGAATAGAGGAAATCTTCCACTCGCCTCAGCAATGGGCATGAAATCATAAATTGTGCACGCATAACAATCTTGAATATCATTTGTCCTAGACGGAACTTGAACTGGAATCACGTCGAGCAATCCCAGCGCATCGAAGACCATTTCCCGTGGCCCATATCCGTACTCGGACGCACGAACTTTAGACCATAAGTAACCGACACCCATGACCGTTGCGTATTGCAGAACTTTGAGAATTTGGAGAGGAAAATCAGACTCTAGGTAGATGCACTTTGAGACCTTTGTAAGCATCTCAGCCATCTTCTTGTATACTTCTACGTCTGAGCTAAAGCCAGCAATTTCACGAACTTCAGACATTGTTGTGCAGAATTTATTGACCGAATATCTTAATTCATTTGTGACCAAACTGCTCTTGGTTTTGTCGCGAAAGATTCCATCAAATACACGTAGATTAGCATTTAGGTTTTTGTAGCTAGGTTGACCAGAAAGCCAACCTTCACCCTCGGAAATCATTTCCTCGACCCAAGCGATTTTCTCAGAAGCAGGAGCCTCCCAAGGAGGAACTTGCCACCGCACTGTTTCTCGCTGACTGGCCACGGGAGTTTCTATGTTAAGGTAGGACACCCATTATCCATTTCCTCCCGGTGCGTAGCACATCCTCAGATGCAACTAGAGTGCATCTTAAAACAAACATAATAAACTGTCTACAAAAAAACAAAGGGTGAGCGGAAGCCCACCCTTTATCCGAGACCATCCGTGCCACACCGCCCTAGCCGCGTCTCGCCTGACTACTCCTCGCCTTACCTGCGACTCCGTACCAGACCTATCCAAACCAATCCAAGCCTTCCACGACGCACCTCACCTGCAACACCGCACTCCACCCCGCCATCCATACCCATCCTTACCCTAACGGACCGGACCTGACCTGCAACACCGCACCGGAACCAACTCTCCAGCTTATACAGCCAGAGCCTTACGGATTTCCTTGATTACTCCAGCTAATTCTTGTAAGCGAGCGTACTTTGATTCAAAACTCTCCATTTCAGAACGTGCATCTTCAAGAAGTTGATCACGGAATCGCCTGTTAGCTAGAACGGCGGTTGTCTCTCGGTATCCACCGCCTTCATTTTCACGATCTGGAGTGAGGCTGCAAAATACGCGGAACGATTGATTTTCGCCGCCAACTTCGATGTATTGAATTGTTGTGCGAATCAGTCTGCGTGCCTGCTCTAAGCGGTATTCAGAAGCAGCCTCACTATCATCCCATGTGAATTTAGAATGCAAAGGTGATTTAACAGGACGCGCTGCTTCCACCACATCTTTTGCTTTCAGCAGCCCATCATTCATCTTAGCGATAGTTCGAAGTTCTGAAATAACCCCTTCAGTTTCCATTATTTTGCCTCCTCGATCTTGAACAGTCCCCATCCCATACCAGCAGATGATTTTGAATCAGGGCGGCCCTCGCAGAGTCCAACCTGCTCTCCAACGCGCATGAGAAGATTGGTTACATCGGTCAGACTGAAAATGTCGGCGTCAAAGCGAATGCGAAGAACTGCTTTCCATTCATCCCACATCGGGCGAATGCGAATGTCGCAGACGCCGGTTGCGTTTCTGACTGCCAGCTTGACTGGGCGCGGTTCGCCTTCAATGATCCGCACAAGCGGTGTTCCTTCGTCTTTGTCGAAGCCGTCTGCTTCCGTGAAGACGCTCAATTTGCCAAGTGTCATTTTGAAGTTGACGAGACGGCAAGCTGAAATCATCGCGTTGCGGAAAGCTGATGCTGGAATTCCACACCATCCTTCGCGGCTGACATGCTTCGCGCCTTCATATAAGGCATCGAAATCCTTGCCCTCGCGCTTCGCACCCTTTTTCCCTTGGCTCCCAGCGCGTTGACGGGCTTCTATGTCCTCAAGCGCCTTTTGTGGGAATTTGTTGATGACCAAAGGGGCCACGCCGTAGATGTGAAAAACACCGATTTGGAACTTCGGAGGCTTGATTTGCACAACCATCTGCAAATCGCCGCAATTCTGCTTCTCTTTTGTCTTCATGGTTTATTCCAATATGCCTGAATTAGCGAGTGTCAGTTTTGGTTTTACGTGGTCGGTCCCAGTATGGTGATTTGCACTTAGCGCAACGGACAGGCTTTTGGCTATCCGCGCTACTCCATTCGTGATCACACAAACCGCAAATCCAGAACACTACCTTCTTTAATCGCTGTGGCATATTTGAAGTGTACACTCCTAGTGTTCACTGTCAAGATATTTCTTTGATTTATTTTTATTGAATTGAGATGCGCAGAAATCCGTCTTCCCTAATCCGTGTGACTTGATCTTCTGTGAGATGCACCGTCAGCCTTAGTCATTTTCCCCATCCTGACGCTTTCCTGAATAACCAAAAGCCTTCTGTAAAGCTCCGTCTCCGCCGAGCACTCCCAAATACATCTCCCCGATTTTGCCCGCTCTAACGAGCGCTCTTGCTTTGGAGACAGGAGCGACGGGTGAGCCTTGAACCAGCCGGATGATTTCCGCAAGGAGCGAAATTTCCGCAAGGAGCGAATCTCCGAGAGACACCAGCGTATTGTCAGATGTAGCCATTGGTCACCGCTCCTTTTCTTAATCTTGTAGCTCTTCGCCGGGATGCGCCTTTTCCCACGCATCACACGCTTCCAGATAGCGATTGCAGGAATCGCGAATCTTCTTAGAAGGAACCTTACGTTCTTTTAATGAACGTGTCCACAGATCGCCTAATATATCCTTATCTGCTTTTACCTGCTCCCGTTGTGACCCCTTAGTGCTCCTCCTCAAATCGGTATATGTCGCGGTTCCGGGTTTGAGTCTAATGTCAGGATTGCAGTCGGCCATTTTCCGTCTCTCTTTGTATCTTGCGTCGATCTTCGCACGCATCTTTTCCATGAGTATGAGTTGCTCAAGCTCCCACCACGCTCCCTTTTCATGCATGTTCATCTCCCTTACGCTTCTCTACTTGTTTAAGAATAAGAGCAAAACATGAAAAGCAGATAGCTATCGCTTCATTTTCCACAGCTAAGCCTAACTTTGGATATTTCTCACATTTCCACCACCCACTTGGTTCACGTGTCTCGTTTGTCATTCCGCAAAGATC